ATCGCAGAGAAACGAAACTATAACCCTAACTGGGCAAGCCATGTCTATCGAGATAAGTTTGGGGTATGGCCTAGGGGATTGAGTGACACTGCCATTCCCCCATCAATTAACACCATGAAATGGATTACACACAGGCAGATTAAGTTTGCAAAAAGGAAAACAGTATGAGGTTTGAAGATTTTGCCAAGTCCCACGGATTGATTATGCGAGATATCATTCCGTTTAAATGGGTGGCTACACCAACAGTAGATCATCCACGATCAGGTAATGGGCGGTATAAATTCATGGGTGATGTTGGATGGGTGCAAAACTGGGCAACCATGGAAAAACCAGTGATGTGGAAGTCAGGAGAAAAAAATGCCATCTCCCCCCAATTCCAAAAAGCGAGAGATGAATCGTTTCGACAGCGTGAAGAATTGGCAAGCAAGGCATCAGCCAAAGCAGGGTGGATCATGCACCAAACCCATTTACTGCCACATCCATACTTAGCAAAAAAAGGTTTTCCAGAAGAACGAATGTCGGTCTGGGATTCAGCAGAGGGCGAGAACCGATTAGTCATCCCAATGCGGAGGGATGGCAAAATAGTCGGATGCCAACTGATCAATGACGAGGGGGAAAAGAAGTTCCTCTACGGACAAACGACCAAGGGTGCATCTTTCTGCATTGATGCAAAAGGCACTCCTATTCTGTGCGAGGGTTTGGCTACTGGGCTTTCGATTCAGGCGGTCATGAGAGCAAACAAAATTAGATACTCGATTTATGTCTGCTTTAGTGCAGGAAACATGAAGGAGGTAGCGAGTCGCATCCCCAATGGGATCATCGTTGCTGACAATGACCCCAGTGGTGTTGGCGAAAGTATTGCCAAAGCGACAGGCAAACCTTATTGGCTCTCCGAGACAATCGGGGATGATTTCAATGATTATCATCAGAGGGTAGGGTTGTTTGTTGCGTCTCAGTCATTAAAGCGACTTTTTTACTAAAACATGAAAGGATGGATAGATTAGATTCTATCCCCTTCCAGTATTCCTGCCCATACAGTCGGATAAACTTTGCTTCAATCTGCCTGACCCTTTCTCTAGTCAGGGCATACGGCTGACCTGCTTCTACCATTGTCATTCCACTGCTCAGTCTGTTCACGATATCCCAATACATCTCGATATTCTTTGCATGCCCTTTGTAGGTCTTTTTAAACACTTTTTTGTTTGGAAAATCAATTAGGAGAAAAGGGGTTTCCCCCTTTCCCTTGATTGGCACTTTACCCTTCGCTAGTCTGAGGTTCATTTTTCTTACTTTCTGCTTCTGCAAGTCGGTTGATTAAATATTCAACCCTGTCATTCCACAACTGGGAATCTACTGACTTAGGCCAAGGAATTAGTGATTCTTTTGCAATTTCTACTGGTGATTCATTCTGCATCTTTGTTCTCTTTCTCAATGACTACATCGCCATGTTGGTTTATGTAATAGGGTTCGCCTGATTCAGTAGCCTTGATCCATTCCCGATACTGGGCTTTCTGATTCATTTCCATCCACTTCTGAGCATCTTTATCGGCTTGGTTCATGCTTCTTCCCTTACATGGTCAATGTATTCATCGGCATTAACTACTTCGCCCTTGTCAATTATGGAAGAAGAGCCTTCATTAAACCTTGCCCATGCTATGTCTTCAGCTTTACTTTCGGTTTTAGCATTAACATCAATCCAATAAAAGGTGGTCTCTTCCCTTGCTATACATACTCGATATTTAGGCATCTTCTTCCTCCCCTACATAAACCTCTTCGTAGATTGATTTGATAATTTCGCCTTCATGCTCGTCAGCACAGTATTCAATTACATCTTCAACTGTAAATTGACCTACATGGATGACCCTACCTGATTCAAACTCAACCATGTAAATATTTTCAAAATCTGAGTCATAACTCATTTTCTTCCTCCTCAACTAAGTCAGCTTCTTCACAGACAAACTCAAGGGCAGGATCAATGACTAACTCGCCATTCCTAAATGCTTCGTATGCTTTCCATTCAGCATCTTTAGCGTTTTCTCCCTCAACCTCAACATACTCATGACAAGTAATTAAAACTTCGTATTTAGGCATTTTTAACCTTCCATTTATTTAAAAAAACAATTCCATTGTTGAGATCTTTTTCTACTTGTTTTGCTCTTGATTCTTCAGTATCAAACCATTCGACATTCGTATCCCCACTACTATCGGGATAATCGTTGTAAGCAATCGCATACTGATCCTCTTTATCTGATGGATCAAAATCCAACATGGCATATTTAGGCATCTTCTTCTTCCTCTTCAAAAATGTAATAAGGTGCTTCCTCGTATTCCGATTCGCAGGGGTTCTTGGTAATAAAGTAATTAAGCCTATTGACTAGGTGATAACCGCTTGAGATATACAAGTTTCCATCATCCCCTTCCACCAAAGTCCAAACCCTATCGGGTTCAGAATTGGCTATGCTCAAGACATAATCCAGTTCTTCCCCGTAGGTTTCAAACTTGTCATCACCATTTTTGGTAATGTGATTCTGCATGGGTTGATACTTGACATCCCAAGCATCAAGTTGATCTTCCCAGTTAAGCATCTTCCTCCTCCTCTTCATCTTCAAAAGACTCATAAGAATCGGCAATACCCATCTCACAATCCAACTCAGCAGGAATGTTCTCTCGAACCCATACGCTAGTCTTTACCCCTTCAGGTGGCTCGATGTTATAGAAGTCTTCGATGCCATCTTCCCATGTTCCACAAAAGGCACAACCACCCTCGTAGTAGTGGGCTTTGATCTCGTAGCCCTGCTCCATCAGGTTTGCATACCAGTCAGTTGGAGGCGACCATGCGGTAGAAAATGATGCTCTGATAGATTTGCCCTGCTCATTCTCTTGAATGTCAAGATAGCTTTCATCGCAAACGATCTCCCACTTTGTTCCCCAGTTTTGCAATCGCCAGTCCCACCATGCTTGGTCAGGCTCAACAAACTCAGGCTTTGCCTCCCCAGTAGCCATATTCGTAGGGAATGTAGGCTTGACCTTTACCTCTTTGTAATCAGGTTCAGGCACAAGTGTTGCAAAGAACTTATTGTTCTTCCATCCCTCAATGGCTTTGTCCACCATCTTTGGGTCTTTATGTGTCATGTAAAGCGTGTTATCGCACCAATTAGGCATGGTTAATTCCTTTCAAATGGTTATAGGTTTGCTCTTCGGTCATCTTCCGATACTTTTTTGCTATTGGAATATCTTTAAATTCTTTTAAAGTAAATTTTTCTTGCAAGTATCTAAGCAAACCAATGGTGTCTATTGAATAAACTTCTTTAGTTTTTCTATCCTCAAAACGAATGGACACGCTTCCATAAGTATGTTTTACATAGATAGCTAATTCATGTTTAGGCATTGTGTTCTCCTAGCAGATTGTTTGTAATGCGGTTAAAAAACTCTTTGTCGATTGCATCTTTGATTTGAATCCCAGTAGTATGAGAATCAACCAATTCATTGTCATCAGACTGCATCCCCTCGTAGTAAAGGGATTCGCCCAAATGTAATGCTTCTTCACTACTATTGGCTTCCACTACAAAATCAAATTGCCAATACTGTGTTTCGTTGATACGAACTGTATATTTCATGGTTATCCCCTTACCAACTGGCTTGATAGCTAAATGAATAATCGTCAGGCAATTCTTGAAGAACTCTGCTAAGACCATCCACAGTATTCTTCAAATCTTCGTAATACCATTCGTCTTTGTCGGTAGAACCAAAGAAGAATCCTGCCGTAGGCTCTAAAGATTCTTCGTCTTCGTCCAAGTCATCCAGTTCCTCTATTTGCTCATCTGACATGGTTTTCATGGCTTCGTGCCTTGTGAGAATCTTGGAGCAAAGATCACGCAGTTCTTCTAACTGGCTTCTTTCGACCTCGTATTCTTTACAATCGTCATCCCCATCCTGAACATTCTCCACAAACCATCCGTGAATGGCATTTGCTTTACGCCAATACATAGCCTCAAGGGATATCTCTTTCACGACCAAACTCGAACCATTGAATCGTCTTTGCTGATCCCCTTCAACTCCAATAATCTCGCCAACTTGTGTTGATATTGCTTTGTCCTTGTCATTCCAAAGGTAGCGTTTAGCACTTAAATACATATCTAATCCCATAACATTCTCCTAGCAGAGTTAAATTAAATGATTACCAAAATGGCAATCCCAATGCCCAGTCAGGGCATCAGGATTACTGCACTTATCGTAATACTGGCAATACTGAATGTTCCTTATTGTTGGTAAACAATGCCCCACCATCATTCCCTTCGTCATCACAACTGGCAAAGATTAAATTGCCATCATCAAGGTGAAAGACTACTGGACGATAAGACCATCCTAAATCTTCTGCTTCGTCATCAGTCATGTAGCGAACATCCACAATCTTTCGACCCAGTAAAACTTCTTTAGCGATATCCGTCCAAAAAGTATTTATATCTTTTTCTTTAGTTTTCATGCTTCCTCCAACTCGTAATCAACTTCGTAAAAATGAGGATTGTCTTTGTCGATCTCGACAATGGTGAAATCCTCGCCATCATTCAATACATCACCAACTTTAAGGTTTGCCATTTCCTCGGCAGAGATATAAAAGTAAATTCTTTCATCTGCCCAACATTCTTCAAATGCTTCTTCAGGATGTTCTGCTTCCACAACCCCGATAAGGACGGATGCCCCATCCTCATACCATTCGTTTTGGATGACTGCTTCATACCCTTTGATAATCATTTTTGGCATTTCATTCCCCCAGTGAAATTAAATAAATTGCGTAGCCCACAACATAGGCGGTGTAGGCAATCCCGATAAACAGTAAAGCGTTAAATACCCATTCAAACTTGTTAAACATGAGAATCCCCTTATTCAAAATCAGGTGGCACGATTACATCGTATTTGCGAAGCAGAGCAATCGCCTTATCCGACAGGCACATCACCCCGTCATAGTCAGACAGACAACGGATGCCAAACTGGTCAATGGTGAACCAAAGCCCAATATGCTCAAATCCCACATCCTCAATGTCCCACTCAATGAACCCAGTAGCGTCATCGTTAAAATACAATTCCATTGTGGATTCGTGTGTCCCGATATCCCTTTCCCCCCAACTGCCCTCCATAATCAAAGGGCAGTTAAAGGTTTCTTTCCCGATAAAGTAAGTAGTCATATCAATACTCCGAGCAAAGCATTAACACATCATCAGTCAGGAAGAACTCGTAAGTCCCTTCAGGGCAGTCCGTAAAGTCAATCTGCTTTTGATACAGTCGGCTTATGTCCCCATCCTGCACGATGATCTCTGCCTTACCATCCTTCACAGTAAGGTAGATAGTCATAAAAGGGTATTTGTCGCTGAATGGGTAAATCTCGGTGGCAACAATGTCCAAAAACCAAAATGCCCCTGCCTGTTCAGCGAAGTATTGCACCCCATCCGTATGTTTGAGATTCGGGTTAAACACAAAGGTTTTATGGTATTTCTCAGTCCCGTAGAACTGGCTTAGATCAATAGTTTTCATTTAATTCTCTCCCTTAATTGAGGTAGGTTTTAACGATTTGACAAACGCAACTGCATGATTATGGAAAGCAAATGTAGCAAGCCAGTATTTCCTAACATTGATATCAGGTTGGCTCGATACAGGACTAGCATCGTATTCGTCAAGCCTAATCACCTTGAAAGTGAAATCAGGTGTTTTTTCTATTTCATAATTCATCGTCTTCATCCTCTGATGGATCAGTATCAATAATGATATGACCGAATCTTAATTTGCCTGACCCATCATTGACGCACAGGGTATCTTTAGAAAAATTCACAACTTGGTGGTCTGAAAGATCATCCAATAGCTCAACTGGAACTAACCCGATCAGCCCTGCATCAACTGGGTAAACATTCCCATCCGACCCACGATAAGAACCATCGCCCCATTTAGTGCTAAATCCCAAGACTGAAAAGTGCCGAGTCTCATCTTTGATAGTCCCAACAGGGTCTTCAAAGTAATTGCACGATTGCAACAAAGGAAACCAGTCATCATCAGGCACGGCATAGCAGGGATCACCAATTACATAACTACCTTTTGGCACGATCACTTCCGATCTAACAATTTTCATAACTCTCATTTCAACTCCTAGCAGGTTTGTCAAAGACAATCTCTCGATTGTTTCGGGGAAAAACCCCATCATCAGTTTGACTCGTAATAATCGGGCATCAGGATGCGTTTTAATTGCTCCACAGATTTGCCTGTCATACGGCTTAACTGGGCAAGTGTCAGGTCAGGATGTGAATCGTAGTAATCGTTGATTTCATCGTCAGTCATAAACATAATCAGTCCCCTTAAAAATTAGGTGTTTCGCCAAAATCAATGACATCGGCTCTCTGCTCTTGCTGTTTTTGCAGATACAAATTAACAATATCTTGCATACTGTCAGTAAATTTAATCGTATCCCCACCACAGTAAGCCAGTTCTTCCAGTAATTCTTCGTCAGTCCAACATTCAACGATATAGTCGTAGCCATTGTTGTAGTTCTTGCAAGCGTGTTTTTTAAATATTTCAATAAATTCTTTATCAGTCATGTGATTCTCCTTAAAAAGTCTTAACCCAAATACGGGCATTGTCGGCAAGGTCATACAGGTCAGCCAAGATGTAATCAACCTCGGCAGTATCGTCAGCGTAGGACAGGCTTTCAGCGATCTCCTCTAAGTCTTCGGTGATATCGTTGCGATCAGCCCAAGACTGATTAGTCTCGATGAATTTAGTAATGCGGATTGAGGCTTTTTTGGCAAAGGTAAGGGCATCCTCAGTTTGCTCAAAAGCATCCATCAGGTCAGTAATATCAAGGGTTTGCTTCCAGTTAGCCATGAGATTCCCCTTAGATGGATAGTAGGATTAGGTAGATGGCACGACCAACCGAGCAGTTATCGCACTCAGTCAGTCTCCAAAATGTATAGCGAACCCCACAATGCTTAATACATTGGTGGATGTCCATTGGTGATACAAGTGATGGCAGTAGATTCATTAGTAAACTCCTAGCAGGTGGTTAATTAACAAGTCATCAGGTGATTGACAATTTCATTGTCAAGCATAGATTTATTGACTGTCAAGTATTTATTTAAAATATTTTTATCCCTTATAGAATAAGGCTTGCAGGGTGATATTCCAGATGCGAGAGAGCATTACTTGTGCATCAAGGCTCATAAAAAGATAAAGCACGGCTCTGTGGCTCGCATAAATCGGGGCAAATTAGCCTAAAAGCGGGGTAAATAGCGAAGCGAAACAGCCCAGTAAGTAAAGCACTAGAGAGAGATAACACTAGAGGATAGAGAGATCACTAGCAGAATAGTCCTAAGTGTCCTAGAATCAGGGGTATGCCGATTATCAAGAGATACCCATGAAAAGACTCACAAGGAAGGAAATCGAGGCAGGGCTTGAAGCTATGCCGATGGATACTCTATTGTTGGGTGCGGTAAATGCTAAGACAACCAAGCTAACCCACAAACAACGGGCTTTTGCGAAGGAAGTAGCGATGGGGAATACGAAGACAGGGGCTTATCGGAAGGTGTATAAGAGCAAGGGCAAACCATCAACCCAGTCAGCAGAGGCTCAGAAACTCTCAAAGAACCCGTCTATCGCCACTCAGATTGAGGCTTTCAGGGTGGCTTTGGAGGCAAATCAGTATATTACGCCTGCTTCTTTAAGGGCATTAGCAATCCACAAGATCACAGAGAAGGCTCTTGATCCCGATGTCCCTCCTGCTCAACAGCTTAAAGCACTGGAACTATTGGGCAAGATCACTGAGGTGGCATTGTTTACAGAACGCAGAGAGATAGTGCAGATCACTAACTCACAGGAGATGAAGGACAAGCTACTCAACTCTATTCGACTGGCGATCTCTAGTCAGGGTGCAGAGGATGTCGAGGTGGATGATGCAGACTCTTTACTGGCAGAGATCACAGGGATTACTAAAGTGATGGATGATGTAGGCACTCATGAACTGGCAGATGATGATGTATTGGACGAGGTGCAGGAGGAAATTGAAGACGGGGTGGCATCAACAAACGGCAATCCTGCCGACCTACCTACCTACGACCCCCAAAATTCGGCAACACTCGTGGTGCCAGACTTGCATAGTATTCCACACATTAAATCACCTCCAAAAATCCTCACTGGAAACCCGCTTCCAGTGACAAGTCCTTTAGAATCAGACACTTGCGTGTCAACTAGTGAAAACCCTAATAAGGATAACGGTCTTGGGGGTGGGGGTATAAAAAATGGGGAATGATCACAATATGTTCCACGTGGAACACCCCCCGTCAGTTTTCTATGCGCAAAAAGGATAGGGGGTATATTTTGGATGAAATAAAAATTGTTCGGGCTAGAGCTTCAGCCATGAGTTCTATTGGCGTACTGCTACACCATGACCGTGAATCTCTTATGCAAATAATGTCTTGGGTCAAAGAGCATTTATTGGCAGAAGAAGCTATGGCGGTTCGGGCAATGTTTGAGGCTAATGAGGCTATTAAAAAAGCTCAACATGGGAAGGCATAAGATTACTACCGTGACTCCAGCACAAAAAGAAATTTTTTTGGTGATTGATTCGTTTTGGAAAAAACATGGGTTTGGTCCGTCTATTGACGACATTATGTATTTGACTGGAGAGAAAAGTCGGGGCAATGTCTGCCGCAAGATGTGGCGCTTGGTTGATCTGGGTATGTGTGTAGGGATTAAAAATAGACCACGGTCTATCAGACCAAAGTACATTCGGGCGCATCACATTGAGTAAATTAGAAAAAATCCTAGAAAGCCTTGGAGAAGGTGAACGTGCCAGCATCATGGAAATGGCACAAGCCTATCAGGATTCGCTGGTCAGGGAAAAAGGACAAGTCTCGTTTATGGAGTTTGTCAAAGTCATGTGGCCTGGGTTTATCCACGGCAGACACCATGCAGTCATGGCTAAAAAATTTGAGGAGATTGCCAATGGACAAACTAAGCGTCTTATTATTAATATGCCTCCCCGCCATACTAAGTCTGAGTTTGCCAGCTACTTATTGCCAGCCTGGTATCTTGGCAAGTTTCCTCATAAAAAAATTATCCAATGTTCTAACACCGCAGAACTAGCAGTTGGCTTTGGACGAAAGGTACGTAACTTAGTAGACGGAGATGTCTATGGAAAGATCTTTCCTAATGTTGCTTTGCGCCATGATAGTAAAGCTGCTGGTCGATGGGCTACTAACGCTAATGGCGATTATTTTGCTATTGGTGTGGGCGGTACCGTTACTGGTAAAGGAGCAGATCTGCTCATTATTGACGATCCTCACTCGGAACAAGAAGCAGCTCTAGCAGCCTCTGATCCTTCGGTTTACGACAAAATCTTTGAATGGTACGGTTCTGGTCCACGCCAACGTCTGCAACCTGGCGGTTCAATCGTGATCGTGATGACCCGCTGGTCTAAGCGGGATTTAACGGGCAGAGTCCTCCAGTCCATGGTTGAGCGTGACGGGGATGAATGGGAAGTGATTAACTTACCTGCCATCCTGCCTACAGGTAAACCCTTATGGCCTGAGTTCTGGTCGTATGATGAATTAGAAAAACTGCGCAATGAATTGCCGATTTCTAAATGGTCAGCCCAGTATCAACAAGACCCATCTTCCGAGGAAGGTGCGCTGGTCAAACGGGAATGGTGGAATGTCTGGGAAGAAGAAAGACCGCCAGCCTGTGACTTTGTCATCCAGTCTTGGGATACCGCCTTTACTAAAAATGAGCGTTCAGACTACTCAGCTTGCACGACTTGGGGAGTCTTTTATAAAAACGAAGATCCTAATGATGCGCACATTATTCTGTTAGACGCCCTAAAAGAACGGCTAGAATTTCCAGAACTAAAAAAACGGGCTTTAGAAATGTATAACGAATGGGAACCAGATGCGTTTATTGTGGAAGCAAAAGCCTCTGGTGCTCCGCTTATATTTGAGCTAAGATCCATGGGTATACCAGTACAAGAATTTACGCCAACCCGTGGTAATGACAAGATCTCCCGTGTAAACTCTGTAGCAGATATGTTTGCATCAGGTAAAGTATGGGCACCAAAGAAACGGTGGGCAGATGAGGTTATTGAAGAGATGGCAGCGTTCCCAAATTCAGACCATGATGACTTGGTTGACTCTACAACCCAAGCATTATTACGATTTAGAAAAGGCGGGTTCATTCGCCTACAAAGCGATGAAATAGACGAACCACGGTACTTTAAGTCTAAACGACCAGTTAGTTATTACTAAGGAAATATTATGGCAATTGATAAGGCACTCTACGAATTACCCCAAGGACTTGAGGCAGCCTCCGCTGCTATGGAACCAATCGAGATTGAGATTGAAGATCCAAAATCAGTCAAAATTGGCATTGATGGCATGATGATTGAACTTGAATCTGAAGAAGAAGGACCAGATGACTTTGACTGTAACCTTGCCGAATACCTAGAAGAAGGGTATTTAACACAGTTAAGTGGCGATCTTTTAGGTGACGTAGAAGCAGACGTTGGTTCCCGTAAAGAATGGATGCAGACCTACACCGATGGCATTGAGCTATTGGGAATGAAGATTGAAATTCGTTCTGAACCTTGGGAAGGCGCTTGTGGCGTATTCCATCCGTTGTTATCAGAAGCCCTAGTTAAGTTCCAAGCTGAAACAGTCATGGAGACTTTGCCTCCAGCTGGTCCCGTTAAGACCGTAGTTATTGGCAGAGAAACCCCTGAAATTATGGCTTCTGCTGATCGTGTTCAAAAGGACATGAACTACCAGATTACCGAAAAGATGCCTGAGTACCGTCCAGAACATGAGCGTATGTGCTGGGGTCTTGGTCTTTCAGGTAACGCCTTTAAGAAGGTTTACTTTGATCCGTCACTAAACCGCCAAGTAGCGTTGTTTGTGCCAGCTGAAGACTTGATTGTTCCTTATGGCGCATCAGACCTGCAAACTGCCGAGCGTGTTACACACGTTATGCGCAAGACAGAAAACGAATTACGCAAACTGCAAGTAGCTGGTTTTTACCGAGACATTGAGTTAGGTGAGCCATCGACTGCATTTGATGAAGTAGAAAAGAAAATTGCGGAAAAGATGGGGTTCCAAGCAACCTCCGATGACCGCTATAAAATCCTTGAAATCCAAGTCAATCTGGATGTTGAGGGTTTTGAAGACAAAGATGAAGATGATAAATTAACTGGAATTGCTCTTCCATACATTGTCACTGTAGAAAAGGGAACGCAGAAAGTATTGGCGATCCGTAGAAACTGGAGACCTGAAGATGAAACTAAACAAAAACGCAATCACTTCGTACATTACGGGTATGTTCCTGGTTTTGGCTTTTACTGCTTTGGTCTCATTCATCTTGTGGGCGCCTTTGCAAAGTCTGGAACGTCTATTATTCGGCAGCTTGTCGATGCTGGAACACTTTCAAACTTGCCAGGTGGCTTTAAGGCCCGTGGCTTGCGAATCAAAGGCGATGACACCCCGATCAGCCCTGGAGAGTTCCGAGACGTTGATGTCCCAAGCGGTGTCCTCAAAGACAACATTCTGCCATTACCATATAAGGAACCCTCACAAGTCCTCTATAGCTTGCTTGGCACAATTGTAGAAGAAGGTCGTAGATTTGCCTCGGCATCGGATATGAAGATTGCCGATATGTCAGCTAACACCCCAGTGGGCACGACTCTGGCTATTCTAGAGCGCACCCTTAAAGTCATGTCTGCGGTTCAAGCTCGTGTTCATTATTCGATGAAGCAGGAGTTAAAGCTCCTTAAAGACATCATCCGTGATTACACCCCGCCAGACTATAGTTACACACCTGACGTTGGCACTCGTTTTGCCAAGCAGTCTGATTATGACAACGTAGATGTCATCCCAGTTAGCGATCCAAATGCCGCAACCATGGCGCAAAAGATTGTTCAATATCAAGCAGTTCTGCAACTTGCCCAGCAAGCTCCGCAGCTGTACGACTTAGGACAACTCCACCGCCAGATGCTAGAAGTTCTAGGTATTAAAAACGCTAAGAAGCTGGTTAAGATTGAAGATGATCAGATGCCAGAAGATCCTGTAACAGAGAACATGAACATCTTGAACATGAAACCCGTCAAGGCGTTTATGTATCAAGACCATCAGGCTCATATTCAAGTGCATATGAACGCCATGCAAGACCCTAAACTGGCTCAGTTAATTGGTCAAAACCCACAAGCGCAAGCTATTGGCGCAGCTGCCATGGCGCATATTCAACAGCACTTAGCGTTTGAATACCGCAAGCAGATGGAAGAAATGATGGGTATTCCATTGCCTACTGGCGAAGAGGAAGACGAAGAAGCTATTCCACGGGATATGGAAGTTCAGATCTCCAAGATGGCTGCACAAGCCTCCGATGAGCTATTAAGACGCAACAAAACAGAGATTGCTGCCCAGCAAGCTCAACAAGCAGCACAAGACCCAGTAATTCAAATGCAAGCCAAAGAACTTCAGCTTAAAGAGCAAGAAGAACAGCGGAAGATGCAGAAAGATCAAGCTGATGCAGCTGCCAAAGCAGCCCAGCAACAGATTGAGAAGGAAAGAATTGCTTCACAAGAGCGTATAGCCCAAGCTAGTCTGATGTCCAAACTACAGAAAGACAAGCAAGAGCTAGAACTCAAAGCAATGCAAGCAGTAGCCAATGTTAATAAACCTCAAACAGGGAAAAAATAGTGGATCAAAACCTTGATTACCTCTTAAGAGAGTACAAAGAACGCATAGACATGCTCCAAAAAGCTGTTTCTGCGGGAAATTGCACCAATTTTGAGGAATATAAGTACGCATGTGGACAAATTAGAGGTCTTGAGTCTGCGTGTTTAACCTTAACAGACCTCAAACATAGAATGGAGAACTCGGATGAGTGATACAACGATACTGATTGGCTCAAATCCCAATCAGCCACAAGTTGTAGGCGCAGTAAACTTTAGTGCAAGTAACGAAGAAAAGGCAAAAGCCCTTCCTGAACCCTCTGGATACCGTATTTTGGTAGCTATTCCAGAGCAAGAGAAGGAATTTGAAAGCGGTATTCTCAAAGCGGATACCACTATGCACACGGAAGAGCTACTTTCTACCGTATTCTTCGTAGTTAAGATGGGACCTGATTGTTACAAAGACGCAACTCGGTTCCCAACTGGACCATGGTGTAAAGAAGGTGACTTTATTCTAGCCAGACCAAATTCTGGCACACGATTAAAGATCCACGGACGTGAATTTAGGATCATCAATGACGATTCTGTAGAAGGAATAGTCCAAGATCCCCGTGGCATAACCAGAGCATAAGGAGAAAATTATGCAAGAAATGCAAATGACTGAATTTAAATTTCCAGATCAAATTTCTAAAGAAGAGCCTGAAGTTGAGGAGTTAGAACCCATTGAAATTGAAGTTGAAGACGATACACCAGTAGAAGATAGGATAAATGCAGAGCCTATGCCAGCTGAAATCGTTGAAGAACTCGATAACGATGATCTAGAAGCCTTTACTGGAGAGGCAAAAAAGAAATTGTTGCAGATGAAAAAAGTCTACAACGATGAACGCAGAGCTAAAGACGCTGCAGACAAGGAACGTCAAGAAGCTATTGATTTTGCTCAAAAAATTATTGAA